AGCAGGACATCAATTAAAAACTGCAAGAAGATCATTAAACATTCTTTTTCAAGAATGGGGTAATAGAGGAATACACTTTTGGGAAGTAGGAAATACTAATATTAATTTAGTTGCAGGTTCAACAACCAATGTAGATGCTACAGCTGAAGGATCTGGTATTTATACTTTTTACAGAAATTCTTCAGACGTGCCGGGAGGTGGAGAGCCACCACAAGCAACTACAGTTCCAGTAGCAAATGTTTATGGTATATCAGATATTTTAAATGTTACTTATAGACAAAATTATAACACAACTTCTCAATCAGATATTGGTTTAACAAAAGTTGCTAGAGATTCCTATGCTGCAACAGCTAACAAAGCATCTAATGGAACGCCTTCACAATTTTGGGTACAAAGATTTATAGATAAAGTTACAATTACAGTTTACCCTTTACCAAATGCAACTGCTGCAGATAATTTTTTAAATGTCTATTATGTAAAAAGAATTCAAGATGCAGGAGCGTATACTAACGCAAGTGATACACCTTTTAGATTTGTACCATGTATGATTTCAGGATTATCTTATTACTTATCTATGAAGTTTGCACCACAACGAACACAGGAGATGAAGTTGTTGTACGAGGATGAATTAGCTAGAGCATTGTCTGAAGATGGTTCTGCAGCTAGCACATTTATTACTCCGAAGACATACTATCCAAATATATAATGGCTAGATTTGCAAAAGGTAATAGAGCATTAGCAATTTCTGATAGATCAGGAGCAGCTTTTCCATATAGAGAAATGGTTAAAGAGTGGACTGGTGCGTGGGTACATAGATCAGAATTTGAGCCTAAACAACCACAATTGCAACCACATCCAGTAGCATCTGACCCACAAGGATTGATGCATGCAAGACCTGCAAGAGTAGAGTTTCCTACATTAGATGTTTTACCAAATAATCCTTTTCAAACATATCAAGTAGGTTCTCCAATTATTAATGTTACTTTACCAGGTCATGGTTATACAACAGGTGATATAAGAAGATTTAGAGGTTCACCAGAAACAGCAGGTGCTTTTAGTACTCCAAATGGAGTAGGAGGAATAACAGGATCTACAATTGCAAAAGCTGCTGGATATACTATAACTGTAGGAAAATATATTAGCGGCGCTACAAATACAAATGGGTCTAACGGAACAGATTGGTTTCATTTTAGTGCTGATACAAACGCAACAAGTGTTGTAAACGGAGGAGGAGGATTTCCAGTCTCAGTTGGACCGGTAACCTTAAAAGCATAATGGCAGGTGTATCAACATATTCATATTCAACATTAGTAACAGCTATAAGAGATTATACTGAAGTAGATGCTAATGTATTTACAGAAACTATCGTTGATGGTTTTATTATGGCTGCACAAAACAGAATTAATTTAGATCTTCCTATGGATTCTGACAGAGTTCAAGCAGAAGCACAATTTGCAACTGATTTTAATTCAATTACAATGCCTACTAAAGCTTTGTTTGTTAGAGGTATAGAAGTATATGAATCAACAGCAAACACTAATGGTCAAGGAATATGGTTAGAGAAACGTGATCAAACATTTATTTCAGAGTATGTAGGTAATTTAACAGGAACTGCAGGAGGTGCTGCTGCACAAGATGTAACTGGTCTTCCTAAATATTATGCTATGTTTGGTGGCGCAACAACAGGAGCCAATACAGCTACGTCTGGTGCTATATATGTAGCTCCAACGCCTGATGCAAACTACAAATATATTATTCATTATAACGCAATGCCTACAGGATTAGGTTCTGGTGGCGATGGTGATTCTAATACTTATTTAAGTAATTACTTTCCACAGGGTCTATTATATGCATGTTTAGTAGAAGCATTTATGTTTTTAAAAGGTCCAACAGACATGTTGACACTATATGAAAATAGATATAAAACTGAACTACAAAAGTTTGCAGCGATGCAACTTGGAAGAAGAAGACGAGACGATTACACGGATGGTACAATAAGAATTCCAATCGAGTCAGCGCCTCAGTAATTAGGAGAAAAAATTTATGGCAATATCATCAGCAATTTGTAATAGTTTTAAACAAGAAATTTTAGTTGGTACACACAACTTTACAGCATCATCTGGTAATAGTTTTAAAATAGCTTTATACACAAGTTCAGCATCTTTAGGTGCAGGCACTACAGCCTATAGTTCATCAAACGAAATATCTAATACATCTGGATCAGCTTACACAGCTGGTGGAAAAGTAATTACAAGTGTTACTCCAGCTTTAGATGGATCAACAGCATGTTGTGATTTTGCAGATGTAAGTTTTACTTCTGCTTCTTTTACAGCTAACGGTTGTTTAATTTATAATGATACACAGTCAGATAAAGCGTGTGCAGTAGTTGCTTTTGGTGGTGATAAAACTGTATCAAGCGGAACTTTCACAATTCAATTTCCAGCAGCAGACGCATCTAACGCGATTATTCGAATAGCGTAGAGGTAACGACGGATGTCCGTTACTAGAACTTTTACAGTAACGGTAGTTAGTACCGGTTCAGGAAATAAATATTTTATTGATGGAGTACAACAAGCTACTTTGCTTTTAGGTGAAGGTGGTACATATAAATTTGATCAATCAGATAGTTCAAATGGTAGCCACCCTTTAAGATTTTCAACAACTAGTGACGGAACACATGGCGGAGGTGATGAGTACACTACCGGTGTAACCACTAATGGTACACCTGGTCAAGCAGGATCATACACTCAAATTGTAGTAGCTGAAAGTGCACCAACTCTTTATTACTATTGCACAAATCACTCAGGGATGGGTGGACAAGCTAACACTGTTGATGGAAATTCATGGGGACTTATGTCATGGAGTGCAAACGAATATGGCAGTCAAGATTCTATTGATGTTACATTAACAGGTTTATCTGCTACTTCTAGTGTAGGTGTTGTAGACGCTTTTAATACAGAAGGTTGGGGAAGACAAGAATGGGGTAATTCTGCTTGGGGTGTAGATTACGCAGTACAACTTTCAGGTCAATCAGCAACTTCTGCAAACGGTAGTTTAACAACTTTTGATACACAAACTGTTATACCAACAGGTCAAAGTGCAACTTCTTCAGTAGGTTCTACAACAACAGGTGTATTATCTATTGCAGATTTAACTGGTGTACAGGCTACATCTGAAGTAGGTGATTTTGATAATGCTGGTACATTAGTTGGTTGGGGTAGAAATGGTTGGGGTGAAGAGCCTTACGGAGATTCATTTAATAAATTAGTTCAACCAACAGGTCAAAGTGCAACATCTAATGTTGGATCATTAACATCAGCCATAGAAAATTTTGTACCCATTACTGGAGTTGGTTCTACATCTTCAGTTGGTGGTTTAACACCTATTGTAGATTGTGTTGTTGTACCAACAGGTCAAAGTGCAACATCTAGTGTAGGAACAATTTCAACTTCAGATGCTATTGGATTAACCGGTCTTAGTGCAACAGCTTCAGTTGGTGGTATAATTCTTGATGCGTTAACCGTTGAACTAGGAGGATTACAAGCAACATCTTCTGTAGGACTTTTACAAGAACAAATTTCTCAAGTTCTAACAGGTCAACAAGCAACATCTTCTGTTGGATCTTTAACACTAGAAATAGGAGTTCCGTTAACCGGGGTCAGTGCTACATCGGCAGTCGGTGCAATATCTCCTATACCTATGACAGTAGGGTTAACAGGACAGTCAGCAACATCTAGTGTGGGTACAGGATTAATTCTTAGATATTATGGAAAACTTGATCCTAAAACAAGTACAGGATACAGCACTCAAACACCAAAAACGTCAGTTAGTGGTTACTCAACTAAGACGCCAAAAAACACAACGGGATATACAACTAAAACAGCGTAATTTATGTTTGACTTAAAACTAAATACCCAATATAAATAACAAAATTAGGAGAATTAATAATGGCTTCAACATACACAGATCTTGGTATAGAACTAATGGCAACCGGCGAAAATGCTGGTACATGGGGAACAAAAACTAACACAAATTTAAATCTTATAGAGCAGTTAACAGGTGGTTTTGCTACTGTATCTATTGCTGGTGGAGCAGGAACAACTGCTTTAGATATTGATGATGGTGCTTTAACAGGTACTGCTCAACAAAGAGTTATAGAATTTACAGGATCAATAACTGGAAATAGAATTGTTACAATTCCAAATGACGTGGAAACTTTTTACATATTAAAAAATTCTACTTCTGGAGCTTACACAGTTCAATTTAAATATGCTACTGGTTCAGGAAGCAGCACAACTTTTTCAGCTACAGACAAAGGAACTAAAATTGTTTATGCATCAGCTAACGATGGAACAAACCCTGACATTGTTGATGTTATGGCTAATTCTTCAGAAATTGCTGTAACTAATAGTAATCCAATAAAATTTCAAGACGCTGATAATTCAGCATTTGTGGGTATAGATGCACCGGCAACAGTTAGTGGTTCTTATACATTAACATTACCAGC